TTAAGACTTATAAATATAGTCAGTAATTAATATTGATCATCTTATTATGAAGACTTATTAAATAGTAATAGTTAAGACTTATAAATATAGTCAGTAATTAATATTGAACATCTTATTATGAAAACTTATTATTAATCAACGGAGACACACAAATGGCAACTTTTCAGGTTAGTCCAGGTGTAAATGTACAAGAAATAGATGCAACAAATACAATCCCAGCGGTTTCTACATCGATCGGTGGTACTGCTATTGTTGCAGATTGGGGACCAATAAATGAGGTCACATTATTTTCACTTGAAAAAGATTTAGTAAAATTGCACGGAAAACCGACTGCTTTTACTTCAGAATCTTTTTTTAACTCTACACAATTTTTAGCATTTGGAGCAGCACTTAAAGTTGTTCGAGCCAAAAGCGATTCAACTAATTCAAATGTTGTAGGTGCAACAACTACATTAGTAGAAAATAAACAAGAATATTTAGACGGCCTTTATGATGGTACCGGCTTCGCTGTTAACGGTGCTTGGCTAGCTCGTTATGCTGGGATTAAAGGAGACTCAATAACAATCGAAGTATGCCCAGCTGATTCAACATTATTTGATGGATGGGCTTACAAAGGTTTATTTGATACAACTCCAAGTACTTCGCAATTTGCTGTAGATAATAGTATTACTTTAGATGAAATGCATATCGTTGTTATAGACACAGGTGGAGCTCTTTCTGGTGTACCTGGTTCAATATTAGAAAAATTCGCTTATGTTTCACAATTATCTGATGCAAAAACCGGTGACGGTACTAATAATTATTACAGAGATGTTATTGCTAACACCGCTGAATATATTTATTGGGGTGGACATCTTATTGAATTAACTGATGCTGGTAATGCAGCCTCCGGCCAAAGTGGTGCAATGGAAATTGGTGTTGCTATTCTTAGTGATGCACTTACTGGTGGACAAGACGATACTGTAGTTACTCTTGGTGATATGCAAGTTGCAATTGATTTATTATCTAATCCTGAATCTGAAGATGTGAATTTGATGATTTGCCCTCCTTTAAGTGATGATGCGGACGGTATTACATTAGCAAATTATGTTACCGCTGCTTGTATTACACGTAAAGATTGTATCGCATTTATATCTCCACCGATTGAAGCAACTGTTGGTACTGCTACTCCAAGCACTGATGTTATTGAATTCGCTGATCAATTGTCTTCAACTTCATATGGTACTGTTGATTCTTCAGCTGTTCGTGTTTATGATCGTTATAATGACGTTTATCGTTGGGTTCCTGCTTCTGGTAATCATGCTGGTTTATATGCATTCACTGATCAAGTTGCAGATTCTTGGTTCTCAGGTGCTGGTCTTAATCGTGGATTTCTTCGTGGTGTTTCAAAAATTGCGTTTAATCCAACACAGGATGATCGTGATGCTTTATACAAAGCACGTGTTAACCCAATTATTTCAAGTCCTGGTCAAGGTATTGTGATGTTTGGTGATAAAACTTTACTATCAAAACCATCAGCATTCTCACGAATCAATGTTCGTAGATTGTTTATTGTTTTAGAAAAAGCAATTTCAACTGCAGCTAAATTTCAATTATTCGAAATCAATGATGAGTTCACTCGTTCGATTTTCCGTAATCAAGTTGAACCTTTCTTACGTAATGTTGAAGGTAGACGAGGTGTTGAAGAATTTAAAGTTGTTTGTGATTCTACAAATAATGATGGTGCGGTTATTGCTGCAAATAGTTTTGTTGCAGATATCTTTATCAAACCACCACAATCAATTAACTTTATAACTTTGAATTTCGTCGCTGTTCGTAGCGGTGTTGATTTTAACGAAATTGCAGGTTAAATAGGAGAATAAAATGACATTAAATGTAGATAAATTTAAAGCAAAACTTAAAGGTGGCGGCGCTCGTGCCAACATGTTTAGGGTTACACTTAACTTTCCAGCATTCGTAAGTGCTGATGTTGAACTTGCATCATTTATGGTGAAAGCTGCTTCAATGCCAGCAACTAATATTGATCCAATCGAATTACCATTTCGTGGTCGTATCATTAAATTAGCTGGTGACAGAACGTTTGAACCTTGGACATTAACGTTGTTAAACGATGTTGCAACCGAAACAAGAAGTTCTTTGGAAGCTTGGTCAAATGGAATCAATGGTATGCGATCAAATATTTCAATTGATGACACAGCTTTATATCAAGCAGATGCGACAATTGAACAATTGAATGGTGCTGGTGAAGTTACGAAAACTTATAACATGAGAAGCTGTTGGCCGTCAAACGTTGCTGCTATCGATGTTAGTAACGATTCAAGCAATACGATCCAAGAATATATTGTAGAAATGCAGTACGATTATTGGGAAGTCGCTGGCTTAACCACTTAGTAAAAAAACTCGGCGAGGGTAATGGGACGGCCTCCATCCTCGCGACGCTGTAAAAAGCTTAGCCGACAAAAAAGGGCCCAATTGGGCCCTTTTTTTTACTTATAAATAAAGTATAATTAATATGTATTTGGATTAGGACATGAGCGAAGATAAAAATAAAAAAGATAAGTTAGATGAGAGTCTTGGTTTTGATATTAAAGATACTAAAAAGAAAAAGAATTTAAGTCATGACATAGTTAGTCCTGTTGATACGGACGGTGGTACTAATATTGATTGGTATTCACAAGGACAATCAGCATCGGCTTCAATTGCTTCTACTTATAACGTTGATTTTTTAAATTTTGAATCTGAAGAAGATTTAATAAACCAATATAGATTCGTTTCTACAATACCTGAAGTTGATGATGCAATCGAAAACATAATTTCAGATTCAATAATTACTAACGAAAATAAAAAATCAATATCTCTTGTATTAGATGAGACTTCATTTAAACAAAACACAAAAAAGATAATTCAAGAAGAATATGATAAAATACTTGCTTTATTGTCATTTAGTACTGAAAGTTATAACATATATCGAAGATGGTATGTTGATGGAAGAATCGCGTATCAAATGCTTATTGATAAAGATAATCCAGAAGATGGAATACAAGAACTTCGTTACCTTGAAGCAACACAACTTAGAAAAATCAAAAAAATAAATAAAAGACATGAAGTTATTCAAGGTCAATCATTAGAAGTTATTGATAGTGTTGAAACAGTTTATGTTTATAAACCTGTTGATAACTATGCTACGGTTTCTACAACAACAACAAATCATAATTTAATTGAATTTAAAGAAGATGCAGTTTGTTATGTTACATCTGGAATCATAGGTAAAAATGGAGCTGTATTATCGAATTTACACAAAGCAGTTCGAGTTGCGAACCAATTAAGATTGTTGGAAAATTCATTAGTAATTTACAGATTGTCACGTGCACCTGAACGTAGAATTTTCTATATTGACGTTGGTAATTTACCAGCTTCAAAAGCAAATGCGTATGTGCAAGAGATTGTATCTAAATTTAAAAATAAAATTAAATATGATGCAACTAGTGGTAACGTTACGGATTCTAATGATGTAATGTCAATCATGGAAGATTATTTCTTGCCACGTCGTGAAGGTGGTCGTGGTACTGAAGTTTCTACTTTACCAGGTGGTACTAATTTAGGAGAAATAGAAGATGTTCTATATTTCCAAAAGAAATTATATAAAGCATTAAACGTTCCGATGTCACGTTTACAAGAAGATTCTGGTTTTTCTTTGGGTAGATCGTCTGAAATAAGTCGGGATGAAGTTAAATTCTCAAGATTCATAAACCGTCAACGTAAACGTTTTACTAAATTGCCATTGACCTTATTAAAAACCCAATTGTTATTGAGAAAAATTATAACAGAAACAGAATGGAATGAAGAAGTAGAAAATATGTATTTTGATTATGTTTCAGATATGTATTTTAGTGAACTTAAAGATCTTGAAATATTACAAGAACGTATGCAACTATTAGTTCAAGTTGATGACTATGCTGGTAAATATTTTTCTGAATTATGGGTTAGAAAAAATATATTAAAACAAAATAAAGAAGAAATGAAACAACTTGATAAAGAAATGGAAAGTGAAGTTCCACCAGAAGGTGAAGTTGAACCTGAATTCGAACCTGAAGTCTCCAGCACTACTTCAAATAATTTGGCGATTACTGTCAAATCAGAAGAAACTGATGTAATTGATGACTTATCATCTGATGAATTATTAAGTAAAATGCTTGAAGAATTAGAACATGATGGTGAATAAATTATGAAATTACCAGAAGCTAAACTTTTACATAAATTAGTTAAAAGCATAATTGCTTTAAAAAGTTCTGTTAAACAAAAACAAGAAAAAGGTGATAAAGGTGATAAAGGTACTGACGGACAAAATGGCTCAAATGGTATCGATGGCACAGATGGAACAGATGGAACAGATGGCGCAATTGGCCCAATCGGCGTTGATGGTCAGAACGGAACTAATGGTGTCGATGGGAAAAATGGAACCAATGGACTTGATGGAAAAGTTGGCATCACCGGAGAAAGTGGAACTGATGGAAAAGATGGCGAGTCTGCAGTGGATGGGATTGACGGTATCGATGGAAAGGACGGTGAAAAAGGTGTTGATGGAAATGATGGAAAAGTTGGTTTAGATGGCAAAAATGGGTCTAACGGTATCGATGGTAAAACTGGTGTTGGTGGAAAGGTAGGTAAGACAGGAAAAGATGGTGAGCATGGAAAGAATGGCTCTGATGGCGAACATGGACCTAAAGGTATCGATGGAAAAACCGGTAAAAAAGGTCTTACTGGTATTGATGGAAAAACCGGTGAAACTGGTAAAAACGGCAAAGATGGCAAAGATGGTGAAAAGGGAGATACACCAAAAGTTGATACGTTCCTAAATAAAGTATCTAAAAAACTTTTTAATTTATTTGATTCTTTTAAAAAGGAAACAGTACAAACCATTCAGGCACAAATGAGTTCGTTAGCACAACAAGTAGCAGAATCAAATAATCCGTGGCAGGATGTTGGTTCTGGTTCATACAAAATATTAGATAACGCTGATGTTCAAAAAATTATGAAATCTGAGTTAGTAAATAATACGATATTAATTTTCGATATAAGTATCGGTAAATTTAAAGCAGTTGAATTATCTGTAATTTTAGACGAAATAATAGGGGAAGTCGAAGTGCAATACGATAAATTAATCGAAGAAATTGGCAACATAATTTATATTGGCGAAGCTGCACCTGGTTCGACTAAATCTCAAACTGTTTGGAGAATTAAAAAAGTTACCGATAATGGTGATGGAACTACAGATATATTATTCGCAAACGATACTGCGGCATTTGATAAAGTTTGGGATGACCGCGCAACATATACATATGACGTATAATTGAAATGTATAAATATATCATAATAAAAAACTTTATATTGATCAATATAATTTAAAACTTAAATAGAGGAATAGCTCATGGCAATTGCAGATGGCGATGTTTCGATAGCTGTTAACGGCGATGTTCGTTGGACAGGTGCTTCGACTACATACACGGTTTTAGAACTTCACAGATGGTTACAAGACAAAGCGGATGATGAAACATTTGTCGGAGATGATATTCTTGATATCACCGATTTAACTCCATCAGACAGATCAACAGATAACATTATCACATTAAATGCTCCGTTTAATATTGATGATGATCTTGCAGAACATTTTTACGATGGTTCTATTACACAATCAAGTGGCAATACTGTTTATTCGGGTCTCAGAGTGTTGGGCGCGGTGAATAACACAGCAACGCAAATCATGGTAATTCAAGACAATGACATTTACCAATTTACACCTACACCAGCTACTCCATTTTGGGGAACTCAAGCCTCTGGTGGTTTAAATGGTATTGCGGCTTCTGGTATTTTAATGCGTTGTTTAATTAAATCTCGTGATTCTGGTTCTGATATCGATGGTAAACGTGTTCGTTTGCAAATTCGACATTGGGGTGATTCATACGATTTTTTCTTAGTGCAATTAGGTCAAGGTGAGTCGGTTGCGGCATTATCATCAACACCAGATTCACAAAATACCACAACTCAAGGTACAGTTAATGCATATTCACATGTGACAAATACTGAAGGTTTCCAAACAATTGATTTGAATAACGGCAATGGCCCTCAAGAATATTATGCTAAGTGGACATTTGGTGCTGATACTTC